ACCTACAACTGTGTCTGTCGCATTTGGAAATGTAATAGTACGATCAGCACTTGCTGTTTCGAAAGCAAGAACTGTATTATAAGCAGAATCATGTACAATAGTATTTTCTGTGAAACTAATTTTAGATACTATAGCATCAGAATCGCCACCTAAATGTTTATAAAGCTCTACAAAATTCGAATTGATTTTAGTACCGGTAGTACGTAATGTATCACCGGTTCCGTCATTGGCAGCTGAGCCTACGCCTATATTTAATCGTGCCATTTAAGTAGTAATCCTTTTTCTAATATAGATCTATTTATAACAGTTTTATGGTTAGATATCATAATTATCTTTGTCCATTTTCTCAAGATCGGTTGACAATCTAAGAGCAGATGCACTATCAGCACTCAATCCAATGTTTCTATCTGAATCATCCATAGTACGAGATTGTAGATCAGCAACATCTTCGATATTCGAGAATGTTCTTTGTAATTGAGTAACTGTTGCATGGTCATACACATCAATGATTGCATTCAGGTCTAGACGTTCAGCAACTGAATCAGAATCGCCGGCATCAGCATAAAGAGCCGACATACTCGTGAGTGGAACGTTAGTAATACTTGCACTAGATACTAGAGTTTGAACATTTTCAATAATGCCGGCTAATGGCATACCGTCAGATTCTATTAAATCACCAATACCTTCAAGCTGCACTTGACCTTCGAAATACCAACCAGCTGGATGAGCGAATTGTTTATATAATTCAGACCATTTTGAAACAGGTGCTGCGGCTTTAATTAGTATACTAAATATTTGATAAAGTTTATTGTCAGTTAAAAACTTAATAGATTCTGGACCAATTTCAGATTCACCGACTTTAAATATATCGTTTTTAGGATATGATATTGTTGGTTGCTCATTAAAGAAAGATCGGAAGAAACCTTCAGCAGAATATAAAGATCCTTTTACTCTAAAGAACTTGGCAAATAACGCAGCCTCTTGTCTTGGATTCGTAAAGTAAGCTTGACTTGTTCCTAAACCAACTTCTTTGAATATATTATCTAATAAGGATAATGAAGTTAACTCAATATCTTTTGCGACCATTAATTCTCTTATGTCAGAATTGAATGAGTGCGTTCCATCACTATCCATAAAATCATAATAATATTCAAGGAATTTAATTAGATTTGGATAATCTTCTTTAAAATAAGCCGGTAAAACTTGTTCGACTTTACTTGTTCTAAAGTCAATAGCTTTTCGATTGAAATATGTTTCAGTGCGTTGTTTCATTTATGACTCGGCCAATCCTGATACGAATGAAGTAGATATATCGTTATCTAATACATAGTTTCTTAAAGGTGTAATAGTACTTTGATTTGCGGGTACGGCTTTTATCTTAATAAATGTTGCGCCAGGAATAGAGTTTGCAGTTAATCCTACTAGGCTTACAATACCTGTACCTGCGTTAAAAGATCCGACATTATCAAGTTTGATATTACCGGCATTATCAACAACTTGTAGTGTAGTACTATTTAATTTATTTTTAATACTACATAGCACAGAATCAAAATTAAATTGTGATGAAGTAATAATTAGGTTAACATCATCCGCACCCGCTAGGCTAACAGGGAAAGCCACGGTATGAGATTGGCTGGTACCGAGTATAGGAGTAATTCTTTGACTTAATTCTATATCTATTTTAGAATTCATAACGCCAGGATCGACATCATCAATTAATGATAATAGATTAGATCTTCGAAATGTTTTACCGAACACTTCAAGATTAGAAGTAAAGTAAGTATTAATAACTGTTTGTATTTTGTCTGAAAGAGCATTAATAGTAAAAGCCGTTGCATCGGTATTATATCTAAAGGTAGTTTTTGTAGTTATAAATGTGGTGATCGGTTCAACATACTCTGCAGCGACCGACATAACTCCAAGTTTATTAACAAGGTTGGCAGTAATACTTTCTTGTGTTGCGGTTTTAGTTGTTGCTGAAGTATCATCTATATATTTTATTGAAACATATACTTTACCGTAATCGACTGGAATATTATCTTGTCCGCCCCAAGCAATCGCATCTGAAACAACGCTATAATTTTTAATAATAAGAGCTTTGTAATCATCAGCTGTTACGAGTCTTTGTTGAGTAGCAAATGATATCGGAGCGTTTTGCCTAATACTTTCAAGTGATTGCTTATCGGCGCCAGATGCCGAGTTACTTACTGTTGTTACGCCCAATGTATATGCTGAGCCGCCAACTGTTATAGTAGCAGTAGGATTAAAAGCAACACCGCCATTTCCTTCTGAGCCGACAGTTGATAAGTAATTTATAACTATTTTATTACCGGGTATTGGTGCTTTACCGAATGTAATACCATCTGAAAAATGAATTTCATAAAACCCGTTTGGAGCTTCGTGAATGGAATAGTACATAGTTTCGGCCGATACAGAAGTTGCCGTATCGAGTAATGTATATGTCTCAAATGTAGAACTTGTCGGAGAATCGTATACTGCAACGCTAATTGTTTTAGTGTCAATCGTATTGTCTGGAATAACGTAAAGCTGACGATCAGTTGCATCTCCAACAAAAAATGTTTTTGTTTTAACTGTTCCTTGGTATATCGGAATAGATTTTGTACCGTCGTCCGCAATAAAATCATAAACTCCGTTGTTATCTATAGCTGTGTGGCTTGAAATAGTTCTAAACGTACGATTTATTCCAGCAACAGGGCTAGTAAACGAGGTAAATGCCGGAATCGAAATTGTACTTGGCCTTTGATCAGCAGTCACGATTAAAGTTAAATTAACGTAAGCAATAGATGCCGATATCGATCTTGGAGTATAACCAAGAGTCTCGGCGTGTGATACTACGCTTGATCTCAATTGAGAGGTATTAAGAAAAGATTCGTTTAATGCAAAGTTTGCAGTTAGTCCATTAAAGTGAGTATTGTACGCTAACACATCAAGGATATTATCAAGGCCCGAAGCTTCAAAATCATAATCCGTGAATTCAGGTTTAGCTTTTAAAAATGTTCTAAGTCGATCTTTAATATTATTAAAATCTAATCTTGAAGATTGTATATTTGTTGCCATTATCTTAACCTATTTAATGAAGTACTGATATCAAACTCAGAACTTGTATTTTTAATTTTTATACTAATATCAATTTGAATATCATGTCTATCGGGTTCGACAGTTACTTTGAGTGAATTTACTATTGCCCGCGGTTCATAATATGATATAGCTGACATAATTTTAGTTTTTGCTCTATCTGCTAGATCTCTATCGGCCAAGTCAAAAAGCAAAGATCGTATATCCGCACCAAACTTTGCAGCAAATGGTTTCTCATGATGATTTGTTAATAATAAATTTTTTACAGATTGTTTTACAGAAGCCAGATCTATTTTTTTATAAACGTCACCACTAGGAGCTTTGGCAAATGAAAGATCTATATCTTTATAAAGGTGTTTACGAGCTGTGACAACACTTTGCGTTGTTTGGTTGCCGTCTTCTACACTAAATACTCTACTTACCATTTTATTACTCTTATAGTTTTATCTATTTATAACTTTGTTATTGCGTTATTTCAATTAAATCTTCGTTTGTTTGAAGATTATTGTTATAACGAGTTTCTATTTTATTCTTATATTTAGGATCATATTCTTCAGTAATTTCAGGCATGACTAACACTATTTGCCCGACTAATTGACTGCCTAAAGGTGTGGGTTTATATCTGTCATAACTAAGAATCAATTTGTCGAACTGTAATATATCTTTCCAACGTTCAGCTAACTCATACGTTTTGCTTAAATCAGCTTGGCCTTTATCATTGATTATTTGATAGACCGCTGTTTGACCGTTTGCTGATAAAGTAGAAAGCTCATCTAATGTTTCTGTATCAGAGCCTTTTTTGTATAGTCCTTCAGTAACTACAAGTCTATAATTAGTAAATTCTACTAACTTATTAAATGATTCAATAGCCGCAATTTGTTGCTGTAGATTTCTAGCGACGGTTGCTATTTTTAGATTATCAGGCTTAGGCGGTGATTCGGTATTATCAACAAAATGATTTAACGTAACTTTATTGCCTCTTCCTGATAAAAATTTAGCAAGACTTATTTTACTTGATAACTTAGTATTTGGCGTTACTATACTCTGATCTGTAATAATATATTGTGGATCAGGAAGTTGGTAATGTATAGGAATTTCTTGA